AACAGATGTGATTGAATATTTCAAATCACCCCCTGATTTAGTATATGATCGTACAACCGGCCGCGGCAATATTGTAGATGCCTCCGGCCTGCCAAGCGAAACGATATTCGAACTAATGGAAATACAGCCTGGAGCAGATGCCGGCGGCAATTCTACCGGACCAGCCGAAATAGCATTAGCATTATTATTTGGAAATGTAGATAATATGCAAGGCGGCGGTGACCTAAAAATGGAAGGTCGTATATTGGAAGTAAAAGGTAAAGAAGCACGATTAGGGTCTCAGGCTCGTGGAAAAAAATTACTTGAATCGTCATTTATAGGTTACATGTTCGATAGTGCAATTAATTTAGGATTAATTACCGGTGAAGAATATGATCAATTTATGAATGATACAGATCATAGAAATATTGCTATTGCTATACGAGATGCACATGACATGTTAGTAACAGATAATGACTATGATAAAAATGAATTTATAGCTGCAGTACAAAAAGGTATTGGTAGTATCTTTTTTGAAGATAGTGCAACTACTAAAAAATATTTAACAACTTCGACTAACTATAACGATGTTAATGAAATTATGAAACAGATGGTTAAAATTAACATTGATGCATATATGTCTAAGATCAAGGCTGATATGATATTACTTCATAAATTTAGGCCAAAAAAGCCCGACTTTGATTTCGTTGTAGTAAACAGAGAAGAGATTGAAAGTGTAGTCGAATCGGGTACAATTCGGTTAGGTTCAAAGAAAAAGGAAGGCAGCTTCTTTTGGCACGATACAAATCCAGGCGTTGTGTTGTCGGTATGATAGGAGAGAGAAATTGAAAACGCAATTATTATGTACATTTGCACATAAAAAGGATTTAGATTTGATTGTAGATTATATATCAAATTCATACTCAGTAACTGAACGTCGTATGTTTGTATTTAGTAATCATGACGATTCGAATGAACTTTACGTGACATACAATGTAGAACCAGATGATTATCGTAAAACACCAAATACAATAATGATACATCGTAAAAAAGAAACAAATACATTGTATTCGGTTAATGCATTAAATGCTGTTATTAAAGAATGTAACAACGGAATTCTTGATAAAACTTTTGTCATTCCATGGCATAATTATCAAAATTCACTTATATTAGCAGATGGGGAAGAGGTGCGCCATATTAGGCTTAAAATGGTAAAACGGATAAATTTATGAAACGATCAGATCTAAGACGTATGATAAAAGAAGAGTTACTTACGCTTATTAATGAAGCGGACGAACGCAATAGATATCTAGTAGATATAGCGAATTCGGTATGGCGCGAAACGCAAGACTTAGAATTTTTAATGCGCCCCGGTATGGTTCCATTTCCAGAGTATGTATCAGATGAGAATCGTAGACAGGTGATAGAATTGTTAATGGCATATAAAGCGCAGAATGCAAATCGCGTACCCAATATGGTAAATATCGATGCACTAGGCCGTACGGATCGTGCCTTATATAACACATTAATTGACTTACTTACAAAATAACAATTGACAACTTTTTTAACATTTCTCTTTGACGTAAGAGAGATAACCTTTATATTTAACTAATAATTATTAAACCATTAAAAATAGGAGTAACAAATGGCAATTGATTTAGACGCTATCAAAGCAAAACTTAACAAGTTAACTACGACGACTACTCGTCAAAATAATCTGTGGAAGCCTGAACCAGGTAAACAGGTAATTAGAATCGTCCCTTATCAGTTCGATCGTAATAATCCATTTCAGGAACTTTATTTCCATTATGACCTGGGCAAGAAGAATTATCTATCGCCGGTAACATATGGCAATGCTGACCCGGTTGCGGAGTTTGCAGAAAAGCTTAAGTCTTCTGGTAATTCCGATGAATGGAAGCTCGGTAAGAAGCTTGAGCCGAAAATGCGTACATATGTCCCTATTATCGTACGTGGTAAAGAGTCCGAAGGTGTAAAGTTTTGGGGCTTCGGTAAGACAGTTTATACAGAGCTATTAGGATTCGTAGCAGATCCAGATTATGGTGATATTACCGACCCAGTAACAGGTCGCGATATTGTTGTAGAATTTACGCCTGCCGATGGACAATCTTATCCGAAAACGTCTATACGCGTTAAGCCGAATACCTCGGCCGTTACGGAAGATAAGAATATTGCCGAGCGTATTGCTAACAACCAGCCAGATCTCAAAGTTATCTTCAAAGAACCTACCTATGATGATCTTAAGCAAGCTTTGCAGTCTTGGCTAAATCCTGAAGAAGGAGAAGAGACTACTACTGAAGCTAGTAATGAAACAACGTCACCGCCGGCGCAAGAACCTATCGCTAATAAGGTAGATGACGTAAGTGCAGCTTTTGATGAGCTGTTTAACGAATAAAGGAGTTATAAATGTCGAAGTCGAAAAGCGACCTTGCGGATGATCTAGCCGCATCCCTAGCTAGTGACCTTAATAAAAAATTTAAAGGCACTGGATTCCAAACAGCATATTTCTTAGATAGAGATACTGCATCACCTTCAGAAGTCCGTGGCTGGGTTGAAACTGGATCATCTATGCTTGATCTAGCTATTTCGAACCGACCCGGCGGAGGGTTTCCAGTCGGACGTATTACAGAAATTACGGGTCTAGAAGCATCTGGAAAATCTTTGTTAGCAGCACATGCATTAGCTAATACGCAACAACAAGGTGGATTAGCAGTATATATTGATACTGAAAATGCAGTTAGCAGAGAGTTCTTAGAAGCAATAGGCTTGGATCTTTCCAAAATGTTATACGTACCACTCGAAACGGTCGAAGATATTTTCGAGGCAATTGAAAGTATCACCGAATCGGTACGTAAATCTAACAAAGATAAACTCGTTACTATTGTTGTAGATTCTATTATGGGTGCATCTACAAAAATTGAAATGGCTAAGGAGTTTGATAAAGACGGATATGCAACTGCAAAAGCAATCATCCTTTCCAAAGGTATGCGTAAGCTTACTAATATGATTGGACGAGAACGTATTTGTGTAATATTTACAAATCAACTACGTACACGCTTAGGAGTTGCATTTGGTGATCCATATACTACATCGGGTGGAAAGGCAATACCATTCCATGCTTCGGTACGGTTACGTTTAAAATCAGTTGGGCAAATTAAAGTTAAGAAAGATGGCGTAGATCAGGTCATCGGTATTAAGACTAGAGCCCAAGTGGTTAAGAATAGAATGGGACCACCGCTTAAATCAATTGATTATGATATCTATTTTGAATCAGGTATTGATGATTATGGCGGCTGGCTCAATGTTATGAAAGATTATAAACTTATTTCTCAAGCCGGCGCTTGGTATACCTATACTAAGCAAGATGGAAAGGATGTGAAGTTTCAAAGTAAAGATTTTGAAAAGAAACTAGCTGAAGACCCGGAATTGAAGCAAGAGATATATAATGTAATCTGCGAATCATATATTCTAAAATATAAACCAGGCGAGGATATAGGTATTGATGATGTCGAGATTGATGAAGAGTTTGTAAGCGAAGAAGGATGAGATCTAGATATCAAGAACTATTGGATGAAGTAGATCGCGAGCATCGCGAGGGCAAGTCGTTAAGTAAGAACAGCCATCTTCTTATCATAGACGGATTAAACACATTCATACGAGTTTTTTCTGCAGTACCTGCTCTTAACGATGACGGGGATCATATAGGCGGAGTGACGGGCTTTTTACGGTCCGTCGCTTCCGTCATCCGTTTACATAAACCAACACGATGTATTATTGTCTTCGATGGTAAGGGTGGCTCTCGACGTCGTAAAGAAATGTATCCCGACTATAAAGCTAATAGAGCAAATAAAACGGCATTTAATAGATACAAAGAATTTGCTAGCTTAGAAGATGAACAAGCTTCAATGCGTAGGCAATACGGCCGGCTAATTGAATACCTACATTGTTTGCCTATAACAATGTTAGCAGCCGATCAAGTTGAAGCAGACGATGTAATTGCATATATTGCAAATGAAATATACACTGATCAGGATGAACGTGTAACTATATGTTCGACTGATAGAGATTTTTTGCAGTTAGTAGATAATCGTATTAATGTATGGTCGCCAATTAAGAAAAAAATGTATACGCCAGCACTCATGCATGAGGAGTTCGGTTTTAGTCCTAAAAACTATCTATTATATAGAGCATTCATAGGCGATAAATCAGACAACATACCAGGCATCAATGGCGTAGGTGGAAAGAGTTTATTGAAATACTTTCCGATGTTTGTAGAAGATAGAGAACTTAGTATAAACGAAATTGTCGAACATGCTGCGATTGCAGAAAAACGATATAAAGTGTATGATCGGGTTAATGAATCTAAGGCACAAATAGAGTTGAATTATAATCTAATGCAACTCAAACAAGTAAATATGGACGGGCGTACAAAATCTATAGTACGAGAGACTGTACATAACGATATTGATCGTTTGAATGTACTAGAATTCAAGAAGATGTTTATGGCAGATAAAATGTATACGGTGATAAAGGATCTAGATAATTGGCTAGCTAAATCATTCAATACATTAAATGCTTTTGCATCTCTTTGATCATATCGAAAATTTTCTTATAATTAATGTATGACCGATAGATTAAGTTCGTACGGATATAACTTTCAGATTAAAGTTATAACGGCGTTATTGACAGATAAAACATTCTTACAACAAATATCAGATATTCTATCACCGAAATACTTTGAGAGTGAAGCAAATAATTGGTTGATAGATGAAATATTGCAATATAATACTGAATATAAAAGTCCGCCGACATTAGAAGTACTTAAAGTACGATTGGAGGAAGTTAATCATGATGTGTTAAAAACGCAAATTGTACAACACCTTAAAGATGCCTGGAAATATACCGAATCCACAGATTTAGAATTTATTAAGCAACAGGCTCTAGATTTTTGCAAAAATCAAGAAATTAAAAAAGCAATTCTTAATTCTGTCGAATTGCTTAAGACTGGGCAGTATGATGAAATTAAACATCAAGTTGATACTGCTATGAAGTCTGGTGCCGATAAGGATATTGGGCATGAATATATGACTAATATCGAAGAGCGATATTCAGACGCCGTTAGGTTTGTACAGGCAACGCCATGGGAAGTTATCAATGAATTGACAGATGGCGGCTTAGGTAAAGGTGAATTAGGTGTTATGGTCGCACCTGCCGGCATC